TGTATGTTTCTTCTACATCAGTAAAACATCTTTCAAAAGGTTTATTATCTTTTACTGATTTTACAGTATCTTCAATTTCTTTAACGGCTTTATTTTTATACTCTGTGTCATCTAATGGTGTTTCTGTTACAGTCCACTCTCCTGTAGACTTATTGATAACAATCCACCCACCAAATTTTTTACTAACAGCTTCGGAATACACATAACCTTGTGACACATACCCAAAAGTATCGCCTTTAGCTAAAGCATTAAATCCTTTCTTAAACTTATGCTCAAACGCAAATGGAGAAGCCGATTTAATATCCCAAATTTTATTTTCAATTTCAACATCAAATGTACCATCAATATGCGTACCATCAGATACGTTATACCTAACAGATTTCTGTTCATTTGTCACCTCGACCCCGGACGACTTTAATACTAGAACAGCAGCCGCTTCAATAAGGTCTCCAAATAAATTTCTCATCTTTGCATTATAAGGTTGACTTTCGCCCGTTGCTCCAGTTTTTTCCATCTGAAGTTGACAAAGAGGTCTACCTACATTACTTGCTCGTAATCGAAATTTATTTGGTCTCTTATCGGTAAACTGCTTTTTGATGGCAGTTTTACACGCTTCTCCAAACTCTTCAATAAGTTTATCAGAGATAGCGACCTGTTTTTCACAGGCCGTATCTAAGAATGTTTGTACTTTAGTAAGTATATCCACTAACTAGCCAATGCAACGGCAGGGTCAACAGCTTCAACTATTTTTTCATCAATAGCATCAATAGTTTTCATACCACTTTTTTGTGCATTTTTGTATAACTCTAACACTTCATTATTTTCATCGTTAATAACAGTTTGAAAGTTACCTATTGTAGTTTCATCATCTTTAGTTAGTTTAAGTCCTGCATCTGCATCCACTTTAATAGTAGAGACATAGTATATATTACTTCCCTTTACCTTTTTCTGTGAATCTAAATGTAACGCACAATTAAACATAAGTTTTTTACGCTCACTTATACTTTGTAATGCATTTCCAACAGGATTAAATTGAACACCACCTACTCTCCATAAAACAGGATAGTCTTTAACTTTAACTTCTGTTTTATCAGCAGTATGTCCATCAAAAGTTACTTGACCAAATATTAAACGATAACATTTAATCTCTCTCTGATTAGCTAATTCGTCTGTGGTTAAACCTAGTTTTTCCCAGTCACGTTGAGGTATTTTACCACATTTTGTACCACCTTGTATATCTATAGCTTCTTCTTGCCAATTTTTAAAGATGATAGAACGATTAGTATACTCTTCTTTATCCGCACTGTACTGCATGTATTGCATTGAGTTAATAAAGGGTCTAAAAATAATAGGCTTACCATAAACTATTTGCCCTATTTCATTATGAAATACAGCGTATGAACCTGTAGGAAGTTGATTTCCATCATCATCTTCTGGGTTTCTATTTATTGTAAGTCGAGGAACACCTGCCCTCTTTGCACCATCACTTTGTCCGATAGCTTTCATTATGTCTTCGTTAGACATTGTCTTTATATTCGATAATTCATTTGACATTTCCATATGTCTCCTTTTAGTTAATTATATGTATATATCATATTTTTTATCTTTTGTCAAGTAAAAAATATAAAAATTATTAAAGAAATAAATATTGCTACTTGTATCAATTCACTGATTGTCCACATATATGTGTTTCCCCTTCTGTTAATTGAGATTTTAAACCATAGTATGCAGCAAACCATAGCATATAACTTGATAGTTCTTCTTTTATATTTATGTGTATTGTCACTGGTCTTTTACCTGTTGTCTTAATATAATCTCTTTTAAGTTCGACTATTCTTTCTAAGGCAACAGCTTCTTCATCATTAACCCAATCATCATTCTCTTCAAATAGGTCTCCTATATTTTTTACAGTCATAATCTTACCTCATTTAATGTTAGCCAATTATATCCTATTTTCATGTCCACGTCAAGAGGAACATTAAAATCTATATTATATTTTTCTTTTAATTTTGGTATAACATTACCTGCTCCCTTTGCAAATAATTTAATTACATCATCTTCTTCCTCTGGATGAATATCTACAACAATAGAATCATGTACTGTATTAACTAACACACTCTTTAGTTTAGCCTGTTTCATTAATTTATATACTTCTATACATGTAATAGGAACTATATCAGCAGTAGCAAAACCTTGCACAGGATAATTTTTTATCTGTGTAGCAAATGTTGAGCCACCCCATGCCTGTCTTTGTGCACCGGGAAACGCATACTCTCTACCTGTAGGTAATTTTATTACCTTATGCTGTATGGCTTCAGTTTGTAATTTTTCATGCCATTTTGCAATACCTTTATACTTCTCTTTAAAGGCATCATAGTATCTTTTCTCATCTTCTGTACCTGTTGTGCCACCATACAAGGGTTTAAAAGTATGTGCTTTAGCGTTTTGCCTTGACACTCCTATAATATCTGCTGTGTATTGATGTACATCTACGCCATTAATTATATCTTTCATGCCTTGTTTATCTTGTGCAAGAAATATAGCAGTTCTAAATTCTAATTGAGCAAAATCCATTTCCATTATTTTGCCTTTTTTAAACCTAGATATAACAGCCTTACGAATGGGAAAAGTTGAACCTCGTGGTTGATTTTGAAAATTAGGGTCTCTACTAGATAACCTACCTGTTGCAGTAACACATTGCATAAATTTAGGATGTAAAAATCCTTTATTATTTGTGTGCTGTTGTATTCCTGCTACAAATGTATTTAAATATGTATCAATAGAATTATATCTAATGATGTCTTTTAAAAATTGTCTTAGTTCTTCATTCTCAGATGATAGCAAATAATTTAAAGTAAGTTTATCTGTACGAAATCCTCCTTCGGATACATCTGATATACTTCTAGGCTCTTGCCCAAATCCTGCAACATCATTAAGGTCTGTATATATTACACCTTCACCAAAACATTGCTCGCATTTACTTGTGTTTTTAAATGGCTCTCCATCTTTTTTATATTTTCTATATGTTCCTCTGCCTTTGCAACTAGGGCATTGCTCTGATTGAGTTTTCATAATGCCCATAGTATTTTCTTTAACTAGCCGAGAAAACATTGTACGAGAAAATCTAGGTCTGCGTTTTGATTTTTTAGTTGTTTTGTCTATACCAATATTAAATAATTGCGTCCATGTTTTTTTATCTTGTACCTTTTTACCATAGATAAGCCATGATAATTGCTCTGGACTTGATGGATTAATGCTTGTATCACCCATCTTTTCCCATATTGTTTGGTCTATAGTTTCTTTTAAACTATTAAATTCTAAAAGAAATTCTGTGCGTACATCTTCTAATGCTTGTGTATCTATTTTAATTCCATTCATTTCCATATCTGTTAGTACAGGAAGAAACTCATTCATCATTTTTACAGTTGTAAGTAAACCTGCATTACGAGGAAGTTTTAAATCTTCCATTTGAGAATGAAATACTTCTTTAGTAGATAATATATCTTGCCTACCATATTGTTCAATAACACGCCAAGGTATGTTTTCAAAACTAATCCTGTTGTCCATATAATGGTCAATAATATCTGACTTTAATGATACATTACGTCTTTTGCATACTTCTTTTAGTGACAATGGTTTTCTAAATCCACGACCAATAACATATTCTCCTACCATTGTATCATATACTCTGCCAGTATATTTAAATCCACATTCTAGCAGCCAGGATAAGTCAAATTTTAAGTTATGTCCAACAAGTAATGTTGTTTTATCTAAAACATCTTGCACTACTTTATGGTTATCTTTTACACTATATCCTGTATGGTCTTTATGATAAAAACATACATACTCATCATTAATTCCTACACTCACTAATTGATTATGGGGATTAAAAGGTGATGGGTCTGGTCTCTTACTATCTACTTGAAAAGTAGTCTCTACATCTACAATCGTAATCATACTACATACCTCGACAATCTATCATCTATGTTGCAATGGATTGTTCCATGCCAACCTGTTATTTTATTTTTAGATATGCACAGACTTCTTTCTGATGCTTCACCTAAATCACTTCTCTTACCTACACCAATAATTACATCAGCTTCAGCCGCCTTACCTGTCTTACTATTTTCCATCATATCAAATGATAATTCTAATTTGTTATGAGCATCAGCAGATGCTTGAGAGACAGCAATAACAGAACAGTTTCTTCGTTTAGCTAATTCCCTTGCACCTGTGTATATAGCTCGTAGTTTTTCATCGTTTCGTGCAAAGTTACCACCAACATTAACTTTATCTAATTGGTCAATAATTAAAATATCTGGTTTGTGTGTAGCTAAATGTGAATCTATATCATCAATAGACCAGTCTACTGTGTCAAATAGCTTAACATTTGGTCTTATTTCAGCCCATTTTTTAGTAGCCATGTCCATGTTTTCTTGTATTTCATCTCTATCAAGCCCTGTCCATGCATTAATTAGTCTCATTTGTGTACGAACAGCAGGTTCTTCGTTGATAAGAGCATGTACTTTAGCACCTTGAGAAGCAAATCCACCCTCACTAGCAACTAAACTAATCCAAAAAGCAGTCTTACCTGTTTCTGGTCTAGCAAATATAATACTTAAGTTTCCTTCTCCAATACCTGTTATGCGTTCAGTAAGTGTTGGCAGATTAAATTTCCATTTAGTTGTTACATTAACTAACTTCATTAACTCACCAATGTCTTTTGTAACAGAATTGTCATCAGTAGGCTCTTCTTCTTGAGCGTCAAGTAAATTTTTAATATCATTAAACCCATCATCTTTACCATTATATACATCAGTTGCAATTAAAGCAATCTTATGTGCAATGTTTCTTTTGTGTATAGCAGTTACAATGTCAGATATAATTTCATCTTTAGGCTCTGGCTCATTGCGTATATCTTCTAACAGTAATTCAAAATTATTTTTAGCAGTACGAGTTAAAGCAGGATTGTATTTATCAATATGTAATGTTTCTAATTCATCAAGTGTTAAATCAGTATCATATTCGTTGTGGGCTTTTTCAATAGAATTGTAAAAACTACCTGTACCATTAGTGAACATAGCTTTAGACACTTTACCTTTATGTTTCTCATAAAAGTTTTTGCGTAGCAGTAATTTTATTATTTGTTTTTCAATCATAAGTAGTGTTATAGCATAAAGATATGCTTAGGTCAAGTCGTATCGTTTATTTAAAATATTTTTTATTCTGTCCCAATTAACTCTATCACGCATTTGTGGTCTAGTCTTTGGGTCACGAAATGCTTTTGTGTCAAGGTGTTTTTTTATTTTTCTTAATTTTTTTTCTAGTTTATGCACACAGTATCTTTATCAAATAATTTTTTTATAGGAAGTATGACACATTTAGACCTGCCACCATCTCCAACCATACGAGTATGTGTATCTTTATATTTTTTAACAATTTTTTTTAATCGTGATACTTCAAACACTAGCATACAATGATTTTTTTTATCTTTAGCAAGTATATGTATCCAATAGTCTGATGTAGTTGCTGTAATACCACTAGGCTTACCATTACATTCGTATTCTAATGCAATGTTACCTGTCTTAGCCCACCAATCTCTTTCTGTTTTAACTTCTATTTTTTTATTAGCAAATATATTAGATACTTGTTTTTCTCGTACCTGCCCATACTTTAAATCAATATCAAATTTTTTATTTGCTTTTGTCTTTATCATCGCTATCCTTTTTTTTATGTTTGGGCTTGTCTTCGTACCATTCTGCTTTGTCTTTGTGACCATACCATTCTACATTTCCCGCTCCCTGTTGTACTACACAACCAAGAGGTGAATCTTCACATACAGGGTACGAAGGACAACTCATATGTTTATCTATCATAACCTATTTGTTTTTTAAAGTTTTTTAATATTAAATAATATTTTTTATTTTTATTAAAAAAAACATCATCAATTAACATTTTACCATTTGTTTTAAGTTCATTAAGCCAAGTAGAAACAATGTTTTCTTCAAAATCTCTCATCCAAGTATCAGAACTAAAATGATATTTATAATTCATACTGTCCACCACTCTGGTGCATCTACACCTCGTTGCCATTTAGCAAAATAAGCTTTAGCACCTTTATAATATTTTCTATACGCAGTTACATAGTCATCATCTTTGTATTCATCTGGCATACATTGAGGAGGCTCTTTAAAAAATCCATCTGGTATATCATTTATATAATTATTATCATAAATTATATTTATAATTCTAGAAGATTTATGTAATTTTTTAAATCGTTTCGTATATTCTTGACTAATAAAGACAGCATTTTCTAATGCCCAACGAAAACAATCACGATTAAATCCTACCCATTTAGTCATAGGATGATTGGGGTAAGCTTTTTTATATAAATCTACTGTGCCATTTAGTAAATCAGATTTAGTATTTTGATGTTGATGTATAGCAGTTGATAACATCTGTGCTGACTCTAATAACATTTTTGGCACATGCTTATCACATAAATATTGTGCTGATTTTTTTGGTGTTCTGTCTAAAAAAAATATATTCATAATAATTTCCTTATCTCATCTGTTGTAAAGTATTTTAAATCTTCGTCAAGTATTTTTACTTCCGACTTAACATAATAACATAATTTTTGGTGTATGTCAAATGCTTTTGAAGTTGCATCTCTATCTAATGCTACAACAACACTTTTAAATTGTCTGAGTATAGGAATGTAATCATCTGGCAATGATGTACCAAGTAAAGCTACACCTGTTATAATATTAGATACAGCACAGGCACTAGCACAATCCTCTACTAAAATTGCTTTGTCAGATTTACCACAAATAAATGGGTGGGATTTATCTCCATACATAAACCATTTTGGATAGATTGCCGAAGATAAACCTCTACCAACAGCACCTACAATGCCATTGTTTTTTTTGCGTATTATAAATACAATGCGTTCTTGTTTTGGGTCGTAGTATAATTTAACTAATCCTCTTCCCATTGCCTCATAACAATTATTATCTTGAATGTATTTAATGCATTTTTTATTTGCATACACAGAAGTAAAATAATCTGGTACAACAAATGATTTTTTAGGAATGTCTGGTTTTGGCGTGACCGATGTACGAATATCGTCCATTGTTTTTTCTTGATTAAATGAACCTTTAATATTACAAGACGCATGGAAACAATACCAAGATAATTTACCATCTCTGTTATGTGTTGAAAATGTGTTAGTATTGTGACAGAATGGGCAATCCATTCTTATATCTGTATCTACAGGAATTTCTAGACTTTTAACTATTTCTATTTGATTGTGATAATTCATAAGAGTTGGTCGTATAGCATACTTTTAATTATCTGTCAAGTGCTAAATCACCCCACCCTTCGTATTTAGCTTTGCCAACTCCCCTGTGGTACACTTCCCTTACTGCCATGAAAGAAAAACATACTGTCGACTAGGTCAGCCCCTAATTGGGTAGTTTTGACTATGCTTATTGCACATTCATGGCACTACCCAAGCCATTTAATAAATCCATGCACCTGTAAGTATTAACTAGTATTTTACAGCTAGACTTCATTATCAATACATTTATACCATATTATTTGCTATGTGTCAAGCCTAATGCTTGTGATAACTAACATTCTTTACTTTTTTATCCCAACAAGCTCTACAATCTCTGCACTCGTTATCCTGAAATCGTGCAGGGCAACTATGACCGATTGGTTTTGTTTTATGATTAACAGTAGAGGTATACTTATAACTTTTTATAGGCTTTCCATCAATCATAGGTGCAGACAATCTAACCATAAGATTGTTTGGAAATTTTTTATATATTTTTAAGTAGTCTGATACGACCTTGACCTCTCTTGTAGGCAGCCAGTGGTTAATTTTTGGTGTTTGTTGGCATATTAAAACAATCTTCTCCAACATACTTATATCTTTTAAATCTCCACTATCAAACCAACGAAAGTATCCAGATTTAGCAGAGTATCTAGCAATCATAAAAACCATAGCATCTACAAAACGAGGCTTAAGAAATGCATGAAATCTTTTAGTTAATCCTTCTTGCACACTTGGATATAGGTAATTACCTTTCATAGCATAACAGCCATGACAAGTAGTACCTTTTGTTTTTCTGAGTTTACT